GAACCGGCAGTGTTTGTGGCTAACGGTTCAAATTGTAATTCGTTTTCTTGGTCACTGAACGCAACCAACATAGGATCTACGGATCCTGTTCTGCTGCTACCCGATATGGGATCTGCTCCTAATACTATCAAATGCCTATCTGTTTCTGAGGTAATAACTTGCAAGCCTACGGTTGGCACTAAGTTTGCTCCTGATACGCCGGATAATTCTAAGGCTCTCGTATTAGTGCCGTTATCCTCTACCCAACGGAATATGCCGCCACCTCTTGGGTTTATAATTAAATTCTCACCAAAATTATCATGCGTCCATAGTCGTAACTGATTACTTGCGGTTAAACTCGTTGACGATCCCCAACCGCCAGCACCCCAAGTATCTACACCCCAACCTGTGGATTGCACGAAAAAATCTAACCCTGAGTTGAGTTGATACGCAGCATCGGTAGCAGATCCACCGTTACCCGAATCGCTTGAGTTTGCCGTCAACGTTGCGCCTGTCGTGTCTTTTGCCGTTATTGTATAAGTGTTAGTGCCGGTAACTAGATCTATTTGATATTCTTGGTTCAGAGCGCTTGCAATTATGTTACCGCCCAAAGAAACTGCGCTAGAAAATGTAACAAAGTCACCCTGTACCGCGCCGTGTCCGTTATCTGTTACGGTTAAGGTAGAAGAACCATCGGTTGCTGCAAACGTCGCAGTGTTAGTTGTATTTTTTCGTATAGGAGTAACGTCGTTATATGTTTCTCCCTCTTCTATGTAATATTTGTTGGTTGTACCTATGCCTAAATATTTGGCACCAGCAAGTGAAATCCAAGCATGTAAAGCTCTTGCAGAGCCGATGATGGAGCTGGGTGAAAACTTCTCCCAACCACCGATTTTCTCGACACGGCCTTTACGGAATCTAATTTTATCACCGTCTACCCAACCACCTTCGTTTGAGTAATCGGTTTCTTCTTTATTGATTCCAGACTTAAAATTTAGCTTTGTTAGAGGCATGGAAAGATTCTAACACAAGGTGCTTTAGTTTAAGCCAATCTGATTATTGCTCCTGTGGCCGTAGCTGCTGGAAAAACAATCGTAAAATCGCCAGCGGTAGAAGTCTTGTCACCACCAAAATCTATTGCGGCAACTGCTTTATCAGAGTTGGTGTCGTTATAAATCAAGCAACCTCTAGCGGTAATAGTTGCCGTGCTAAACGTTAAATCAGCAAAGTCAACAATAGCAGTCGTGCCGGATGCTACCGGCGTGACATTTGTTAAAGCGCTACCGCCTGATGTGTAGTTAGTGCCAGACGCTTGACCTGTGGTGGTAAAAGCCGTGGTGCCTGCGCCTAATGTCGCAGAGCTAGTGTATAAAGCTAATTTAAAAGAATTACCACTAGACGCTGTGAAATTATGCGTGCCAACCAAAAGCTCTTGTTTAAAACTTGTGCAAATCGCAGATGTTATAGCCATAATTAAAGCTCCTTTATTATATCGGCCATGTCATCATGGCCCTGTTGCTTTAATAAATTCACATACGTCACTTTTTTAGAATTTATTGCATTTATTATAGCTAGTAATATAACAGAGTAAACTTGATTTTGAAAAGCAATAGCCTGTTGTTTGATATGTTCAGGAGCGCTTTCAGAGTATTCACATATTTTTTTTGTTGCTTGTGCTGCCCAAAACTCAGGATCGTGTCCTTTATTATCGGTTGTATGTATGGATATTTGTCCTAATTCGAAATCGCTATCAACACTCATATCAACCTTTATACGGTTCAGGCGGGACTACATCTTCATTTATTTTTAATCCAACCTTTTCTAATTTTTCGTTGATTTCGTCAAAAGGACCAATAATAAACTCACCGTTATGTGGGACTGCCACCAAAGGTTTTGCCAACCTATGAAAACCATAGAGTTTTTGTGTGGCCGGCACGTTAGAATCTAAGACTGTAGATCTTCCGCTGATACCAACTATGATGTCTTCGCACATCAATTTACTAATCCAAAACTCAACACAAGCTCTGCCTGCCTCGGCAAAGTGCATATTTTCCTTGTAAGAAAAATCTATGCCGAATAGATCCACTCTGGCTACTTTGTTCCACATAGCAAACGCAAGAGCAAAAGCGACTGTATTGTTCATGTAGGCACACTTAGTCGCGTTACAAACTTCGCTAACCGGATAGAGCACAGGGTTTTTCACTCTGGGATCTAACTCCGAAGTATAGATAAGCGTATCGGTTTCACTCATTAACTTTTTCATGGCCTCTGTTTGTTTGCCAGCATCGTCAGAGTCAAAAAATCTACTCGCCGGATCTAGTGCAAATATTCTATCTGCTGGATATACCAAGCCGGCTGAGTTGATGCACC